AATATATAAGATGGAACAGAGTGGAGAAATATTTAAAAGATTTTGGTTTCGCCACAAGTGGCGAAAATGATTTTATACCTGAAAACATCTTTTATTTATTAGCGATGAAAGGTAAAAATGAAATTGCAAGAAATTTCCAACTTAAGGTCGCAAACAAAATTTTACCAGCAATAAGAAAAACAGGAATGTATGCGACAGAGGAATTATTAAATAATCCTGATTTGGCAATCCAAGCGTTTATGAGATTAAAGGAAGAGATGAAAAAAAGAAAAGAATTAGAGAAAAAAGTCGAAGAACAACAGCCTAAAGTCGAATTTTACAATGACGTGACTGGCAGTGATACGACAGCAGAAATAGGAACAGTTGCTAAGGTATTAAATTTTAAATCTGTTGGGAGAAATACATTGTTTGATATTTTAAGAAGACAGGGGATATTGCAAAGGGATAACATGCCGTTTCAAACGTATGTTGATCGCGGATATTTCCGAGTTGTAGAAAGCAAATGGAATGCTCCGAATGGTGATGTAAAAGTAAATTATAAAACTGTTGTGTACCAAAAGGGGATTGAGTATATATCTAAGGTTTTAAGAGATTTGGGGTATGAAAAAGTTGGAGAGGTATTAAATTAAGAGAGGAAAGGGCAATGAGGGAGGATGTTATAGCGAAAATAAGAAAAAGACTTACAGAAGGGAATGAAGAAGGAAGGTGTCAATTAAGTGGCTTATGCAGAGATAGATAGAAAAAATAAGAAAATAAAATTTTATTATGCAACAAATAAGCCTGTTAGATCATTACAAAATTGGCAAGAGGAGTTGAAAGAGTATGATATTGAGATAATACCTCAGAATACTATAACAACGGAACAAATGAAACTCTGTTATGTGTTGTTCGAGCAATTTGCGAACGAAAAAGGTTGGGATTTGGATTATACAAAAAACTATTTCAAAGCCTCGTTTGGGGCAACACATGAAATAAGCAATTTTAGTTTGTCACCGATGAAAAAGAATGCTTTGACTTTGGAGCAGGCAACAAACTTTATACAGTTTATAATTGAGTTTGCAATAGAGCAAGACGTAAATTTATATATCCTAGATCCGAAAGACAAAAGGGCAAGGCATATAAGAGAAATAGTGCCAGATATACAGAGATATGTTATAAGTTGCTTAAGAAAAAGGATATGCTGTGTTTGTGGAAGGCCCCATAATGAATATAATACAGTTGATTTGGAACATTATGATAATGTAAACGAAATTGGCGGATACGAGTTTGATACAGGATTAGAAACTAGGTTTTTGAGTTTGTGTAGGTGGCATCATACAGAGATACATAATATGCCTAAAGAGGAGTTTTTAGAAAAATATCATTTAGAGCCTGTTTACTTGAATGAAAGGCTAGTTTATGAGCTTTTAGAAGTTTATCCTAATCACTTTAAGTTGTTTAGGAAGAGATTAAAAGAGGGGTATTATAGAGGAATTGTTAAGGAGGAATAAATGAAAATAGCAATATTATTAATATTATTAGTACCAATTTTATTTTGGATTGTATTTATTTGGGATATATTTGAAAATGCAGTTGAAAGAATGAAGGATTATAATCTGCTTGGAACATTAATGAGTTTAGGTTTTGGAGTGCTTATGGCTTACGGGTTGTATGAGTTTTTATTAAAAATAATAGATCCAGGGTAAAACTATTTTATGTTATAAAGAACATTTGGATGATGTCGGGAAAAACGATAAATTTAGGAGGATTCGAAAATGTCAAAAAAATTAATGAGGATAGTGTTTTGTTTTATAATTATATTTATAGGTGTTGCACAAATTGAAGGAACTAAAGATTTTTTAGAACTAGCTAAATTAGTTGTGAGTTTTGCATTCGGTATGTGGGTATCAACATGGATTAAATAATTTAAGAAAGGGAATTAAAATGAAAAAATTATTATTAGGAATTGCAATTTTAGGATTATTAGGAAGTTGCGCAAGATGGGAAGACAGTCAAAAAGACTATGAAAGCGACACAAAAGGTTTAAAAAGAACGGTACAAATTTATACTCTTGACGGAAAATTGTTGAAAGAATACAAAGGAATGATAAGGGTAAGAGATTCGGATGAAAGTAATAGAATATCATTGAATTTAATAAGTGAGAATAATCGCAGAGTTACAATTGATAATGCAATCGTGATAACAGAGGAGGAATAATAATGAGAATGATAAACGGACTGATTGCAACAACGGCTACTTTGGTGCTGTTAAAATATATTTATGAATTAGTTATTGTATATAAAAACAAGGCAAAGAGATTCAGATTCAACATGAGCAATGTAATAATATTTTTAGTTGCTACAATAATAAATCTGTTTGTAATTTATGGGTTAATTTGGATTATAAAGTTTTCTGCGATTAAAGTGTAGAACAAAGAGAGCGAAAATTTATAGTGAAAGGGAATGTTGAGAATGTCAGAGTTTATTTTAAAAAAAATGAATGAATGGGAATTTTTAAAATTAAAAAATAAAAGAGAAAGTTTAAAATTTGAATTAAGAGAAATAAATCAAAAGATACAAAGAGAAGAGGAAATAAGGGAAAGAATAGAAGTAAAGGAGCAGTTAAGAGATGTTGAAATAAAGAAAGTATCAAATATTTTAAAAGTTTTAAACGCAAGAGGAGAATACGAAAATATTTTTTTAAATTGTAAACATGAGGATTACGAAATAGAACTAAAAAGAGTGTTGAAACAATATTTAGATTTTTTAGAATATTACTTATAAATACTTGAAAATATTGATAAAATAAGGTATAATAAAGGGGTGATAAAATGCTTACTAAAGAGCAGATAAGTCAAATTGAAAATAATAAAAATCTTTTTCATTTTGTAGTAATTTTACTAGAAGAAATGAAGAAAAAAGGTGAAAGAGAAATGACAATTGTTTTCAAAAACGGTAAAGTAATTAAAAGAAAAAAAACAAATACAATTGGATAAAGGCAAGAGTTATGAAAGTTAATGAGCCGATTTATATGTAGATTAGAAATAGTCTATTTATAAGTCGGCTCTTTTTTTGTCTAAAAAACTAAAAAGGTAAAGGAAAAATGAAATATGAAAACATAAAATTATTGATTAAGAATGAGTATGAAAATGGTGCAGGAGTTACAGAGTTATCAAAAAAGTATAAAGTGAGTGCGAATACTATTAATAGTTGGAAAAAAAGAGAAAAATGGCAAAAAAAAGTTGCACCAAAAGGAAATGCACCAAATTCTAAAAAACGCACCAAAAAACGAAATGGTGCAAACAATAAAGAAACCCAAATAAAATCAGACATAATAGATGATGTTTCAAAGTATGAAATAATGGCAAAAAATGGCATAAGCGAAAGAACTTATTACAGAAAAAAACAGAGTGTTAGAGTAATTCAGATTGAACGTAGCGAAAAAATATTAAGAACTATTTCAGAGAAAAAATATAACGATGCTGAAAAAAGATTGTCTAAAATAGCAGAAAAAAAATCTAAATTGGAAACGCAATTTTTGGAATCTGAGAAATTAGAAAAAGAAGAAATGCAACTAATTGCAATGAAATTGAATTTATTGAAAGAGTTTGAAAGAGATATAAAGATTGGTGCGAGAGTTATAGGTGACTATAGACAAGCTGAATTAGAAGAACAGTTAGCTGATGAATTGTTGCAACAAGAGAAATTAGAAATTGAAAAATCTAAAATTAAAAAAGATGACGAAAAGGAAATTGAAAAAGAAAACGAAATGATTGAACTGTTAAAAAATATAACAAAGAAGGTTGAGAAGAATGAATGATTTAACGCCAAAACAATATGAAGTGTTAGAAACGTTTAACAAAGAACAACCGAGAATTACGATTTTAACAGGTGCAAAAAGGAGTGGGAAAACATTTTTAAATAATTTTCTTATGTTATCGCACATAGCAACTTTGGCTAATCAGAATCTTAATTTTATTGTAATTGGAGCAACAAGCGGAAGTATTTGGCGGAATGTTCTAAACGATTGGGAAGTTATGTTGGGAAAACAATTTAAGCCAAAAAAAGATGGAAGTTTTAAACTATTCGGGAACAATATTTATTTATTCGGCGGAGAAAAAGCAGACAGCTGGAAAAAAATGAGAGGGATGACCTCTCACGGCACTTATATAAATGAGGCAACAGCATTACATCAAACTTTTATAACAGAAGCCTTCTCGAGAACTTCAGGTGAAGGTGCAAAGATATTTATTGATACCAATCCAGATAATCCTGCTCATTTTGTTAAAAAAGATTATATTGACAATGCTGGAGACAGATTAGAAAACGGCAGATTGAATATTCTAGTTAGTAATTTTAAGCTAGACGATAATGTTTTTCTTAATAAGGAATATGTGAATTCTATTAAAAAGACAACGCCAAAGGGCGCAACTTACGACAGAGATGTTTTAGGATTATGGGTAGCTCAAGAAGGAGTTGTATTTGCAGATTTTTTAGAAAAAGAAAATGTAATTGAAAGTATAGATAATGTTGAGATAAAGGAATATTACATTGGGGTTGACTGGGGGTTTGAGCATTATGGAACTTTGGTAATTATTGGAGTGGATTTTGAGGAAAATTATTATATTACCGAAGTAATAGCAAAACAACATAAATATTTTGATTATTGGAAAATGCTAATTTTACAGAAATATAAAGAATATAGGGCCTCAAGAGTATTTTGTGATAGTGCTAGAGCTGAGTATGTGCAAGGACTTTTAGATTTTGGGATAAATGCAGAAAATGCTAAAAAAGATGTAAAAGAAGGTATTGATTTGGTTGGGGCTATGTATAAAAGGAATAAGCTAAAAATTACAATGAAAGCCTTTAAAGGAAAGTTTGAGAGTGAGATATACTCGTATGTTTGGGGTAAAAATGATGAACCACTTAAAGAAAATGACGATGTAATGGATGCGATAAGATATGTTTTGTATAGCTTGAAAAAAGATGAAGGCGGAATTGCTTATTTATATTAGAAAGGAGGGCTAATGAATAAAGAAGAGAGAACAAGAGTAAAAACTTATTATGACAGAGAACAATATAGCAAATCCAATTTGGGCAAGAATATGCCAGGATTGTTTGAAGGAACGGTTGAAATTTTTAATCCAATCAGGGATATCGTTAAGGCCCTTTCAAGTACAGCTTTAAAAGATTTAAATATAGATAATGATAAATTGAAAGAAATTTGGGAAATTAATCAAATGACAACATTTAGTAAAAAGATAGCTAAAGAGATGTACTTAAATGAAGAAGTATTCGTCGAGGTTATATTAACACCTGATGAGCAGATTAGGTATCTTTTGCATAGTGTAGATGACATCGAATATGTGGAAGTGTTTGGGGAGATAAAAAGGTTTAAGGTTGAAGGAGAGCAAGTCTATTATGATGAAAATGGCGAAGAACAAAGTAGAGAGTATTCAAGAGAGTATATAAAACTCGATAACGGAACTGTTAAAAGGGTTGAAAAAATAGAAGGAGATGTTTTTGAAACGCCTTTTATTTTAGAAAAAATACCTGTTTCAAAATTTAAGAATGACAGTAATATTATTGAAGCCTTGAATATTATAGATAAAATCAACGAAACAGAATGTTATATTGGGAAAATCTTTGGAATACATGGTGATCCATTACTGCATGCAGATAACATTAAGCAATTTGCAGACGTAAATACAAGTAATTCTAAAATTAAGAAAAATGCACAGCTTTTAGAAGAAACAAGATATAAGAGAAAGAGAATCATAAACACTTATAACACGAAAGACTTACAAGCTAATTTTAAATATATCGAGTTGACAAATCCGCTTATTAGCGAAATGCAAAATGATATAGCTAGGTTAGAAAAGAGATTATCTAATTTATTTCCAGAATATCTTTTAGTAGATACAGCGACACAAAATGTCAGCGAAGAAACTTATTTGTTAAAAAATAATGGGCTTAAGACTAAAGTCGCAAGTTTTAGAGAAGATTTTATAAAAAGTTTGCTGGAATTGGACAAAATAGCGTTGGAATTATCAGGAAGTTCTGAGGAATTAACTGAAGCAAGTTACACATATTTTGATACTTTTTTGGAAAATGAAAAGAGTGCTAAGTTAACAACTTTATCATTAGCTCTTGATGTAATAAACAAAGCAAAAGATATTGATGAGGAGTATAAACTTAAAGATTTAATAAATAAAATAACGGATAACACTTTACAAGATTTGAGTGGTTTGTATGATTAAGATAAATTTTGAATGGAATCATAGAGTTGAAAAAAGATTATTTATTTTTTTTAAAAAGATAGCTTTTTTGATTTTTAACAAAAAAAAAATAAATGTTAATTACTCAAATTTGCTGAAGATATTTATTAATTATAGTGTGAATTTTGAAAAAGAGTATAAAAGCAAAAAGAACATTGATATTGAAAAGCATTTAGAATTAGCAAAAAAACAAATAAAAGAAATTAAAGAATGGCAGAACAATTTAAACAATTATGTTGAAAACAATAAACAAAAATCAAATTTAAAGGATATATTAAAAAATAATGCGAAATTCAGAGCAAGAAACATGCTTGGAAATTACTATAAAGATTTTTTAAAAGAAATAATTGCTGGAGAAAGCGAATATTTTGAATGGAACACAATGGGAGATGAAAGAGTTAGACCAACGCACGAAGCAAGAGATGGAAAAATTTATAACTGGGATAATGCTGAGATAGTCCCTGGGGAAGAGCCAGGTTGCAGATGTTGGGCTACTGTTTATTTCCCTGATTCGCAAGAGGAAATTAATGACATAAATCAAAATTCTTGAGAGTTGAAGTATTATAAATCATTTATGAGTTATTTGATGTCAAATCTCAAAAATTTTATAGAGTATCAATATTCTAAATCATTTATGAGTTAGAACAAATAATCTAAAGGAGTGAAAAATGTTTTTAGGACAGGATTTATTAAAAAGAATGAAATTAAATTATGACACTGCTACAGAAACAACAGGTGGTGCAGGAGCAGGGAGTACTGGTGAAAATAATGGGACACAATCAAATGGTGAAGCTAATGAAACAATAGAAAACTTAAAGGCCCAAATTGAAAAGATAACAAATGATACTAATAAAGAAATCAATTCTTTGAAATCACAATTAGGTCATGCAAATAAGCAAATTGAAGATTATCAAAAAAATGGGAAAAGCGCTGAGGAATTAGCGAAAATGGAAAAAGAAAAATTAGAACAAGAACTCGCTGAAGCTAAAAAACAATTGAATTTAACAGCATTGAGAACTAAAAAAGGTGAGTTAGTTGCGCAATTGAAAATTAGTCCACAGTTTGCTGATTTAGTACAAATTACACCAGAAATGACAATTGAAAGTCTTGAGTTGGCGGTTAAGAATGTAGCAGCTAAAGAAAAAGAGTTCACAACAGATTTCTTGAAAAAGAACTCTATAACAAACGGAGGGTTCAATTCAAAGGACAAAAAGAAAGACGAAAAGGATTTTGTTGACAGAATGATTGAGAAAAACAAAAACAATGAAACAGATCTTACAAAATTTTAGGAGGTTAGGATGTTAAAAAGAACAGTGATGCACAAGGAAAAGTTAAATGTGCAAATTAAAATATTAAAATCTGATTTTGCTAACTATATTTACAAAGATAAAAATACAAACAAAGAATATTTGTTAGCTGGAGCCTTGATTAAAGCGAAAAATGGTGAAGATTTAAGAGAAACAGGGGCTTTTGTAATACCGAGTGGGGCTGGTACTAGAGCCGATGGTGTGTTAGTCCATGATGTTGAATTTAAATATTATAACGACAATGAACAAGCGACAGTTGCAATTGAAGGTGTGGCTTATTTGGATAAATTAATCGAGGTAGGGAAAGAATACACTACACCAGTCACAATAACAAAAGCGGAATTACCAGAAGGTGTGACTTATATTTATAAGGATAGAAAATAGGAGGTTGAAATGGCAATAAGTTTAACAGATTTATTAAATGCGAAAAGTTTAAATAAGTATTACGCAGGAGTGAAGGGCACTACTTTAGTAGAAGCAATGTTTCCAGCTGGGTTCTCAAATAATTTTGATGTAAATGTTTTTGGAAGTTTAGACGGCGGAACAGTTGAAGTATTGCAAAGCAGTCAGTTAGATGCAGATGTAATGTTTAGAGATTGGGATTTGAAAACAGTAACTAAAGGGGATAAACAATTTTTCAGAGAAGCCATGACATTAGATGAAAAGCGTAGAAAAGAGTTGCTGGAAATTTTAAATACTGGGAATCAAACGGTAATTGATAATTATTCAAAACAAATTTTTGATAAGTTTGCAGGAGCAAAAGGATTTTTGGCAAGTCCTCGAGCAATCGCATCTTATGCAGCAGCTCAATTTTTATCAACAGCAAAAGTTACATTTCCAAATGAAAATGGTGGCGGTCAAACGATTAATTATAAATTAGCTGATAAATATAAAGAAACATTGGCTGGAACTAATATTTGGAGTGTAGCAACTGCTAAACCGCTTGAAGATTTAGAGAGATGGAAAGAAATTGCTGAAGAAGATGGTGGAACAGTTGAAATTGCTTTGATGTCAAAAGCCACTTTCAATCTGTTGAAAAAACACGATACAGTAAAGGCATTATTTAAAAATACAATTGTTACAGTTACTCCAGCGTTAGTTAAAGCAACAATTGAAGAAGTAATTGGGATGACTATATTAGTTTGGAATGAAAAAATAAAAGTTGGGAAAACAACAAGAAATGTATTTCCTGATAATGTAGTAACATTAATTCCAAATGGTCAATTAGGAGTAATGGAATACGGGCCTACTCCGACAAAAACTGATGAATTGTTTGGAATGTTAGGAGACAGAGAAGTGGTTGATATTGCTGGAACATTTTCGACTGTTGAGGTTGTAGCAGAATCAAAATCAGCTGGAGTTGTAAATAATGTGAATGTAGTCATTGAGGACTTGGTAGCTCCAAATCCATCTATTATGGATAGCATGTTTATAGCAACAGTAGGGTAGGTGAATCAAATGGCAAAAGAAGACAAAAAGAATGACACGAAAGTTATTGTTGTTGCGATAGCTTTAACGCCTTTAAGATACAATGATGTTAGGTATGAAACAGGTGAGAAAATAGAATTGTCAGAATCAGAGTTTGAGGTTTTAAAAGAAGGTAAACTTGTAA